GGCGTTACGCGCTTCATGTACGCATCATAGATTTCTTTGTCTGTCATCATTTGAACCGCTTCCCTCCGTCGCGTTCTGCGTTGCTCTGGTTAATCATAATCTGCATGTTCGCGCGTGCATCCGCGTCGAAACCGAGCTTGTCAAGCAGACTCACGATAGCCGTGATAGCATCCGTAGCCTCCCAAAACACCTGTTTGAGAGAATCAACCGTCTGAGCATGGCGATATTCTAGGATAGCTTTCATCAATTCGCCGTGTTCCTCGCTGACCTTAAGCGCATAGTCCAACACATCGCAATCCGCGTACTTTTCGCCGTCGCACGGGCGTGGGAACGCTTTCAGAAAGTGAAGGGCCCGCTTGAGCGGAATTGAAACCGCCATGCCATCGAGAATTGGAAGTACCTTTTCGATGGTCTGCATAGTCTGTTCGAGTGTCATTTCATTATTATTGATTTTGTCCATTTTCATACCTCCGGTTTATACGTTGACGGCGTGACGCCATGCGGCGTGCGCCATCCGTTAGCGCTAATCCTTGCAATCATATTCGACGCAGCCTCAAACGACCACGTTCCCACGTGCGTGAAGCCTCTTGATTCTAGAAATCTGATTTGTTTCGGTGTTGTAAGTCCTGCTGCGCGGCGCTTTGCAAGGCGGTCAATGACCTGCTGCGCCTTGCCCGCGCACGTGATTTCATCTGGAAATATACCTGACCTTTCGAGCGTTGCCTTTTGTTTTTCTGATACTGGGTTGAGTTCCCAACCGAAAGCAGGGACATAGTTTGTCAAATCCTCTGCCTGTATTGACATCTCAAACTGCAACGGGTCAACAAGTTTCCGCTTGCGCTTTTTCATCTGTGCAAGCTGCTTCGCCAAAGATTCCTCGCGCTCCCTGACCACATCTTCATTTGCTTGCCGCTCGACATCTTCGAGGTCTTGCGGCTCTGCTGATTCCTCAATCCGCTTTGTCATCGCCGCCGCAACATCTTTATCTTTTGCGAGCAAGTGCGCCGGGCGGCATAACTCATGCCGTTCTGTCATCCAGAGGAAATCCAGCAATAGCAGCTCTTTCTTGCCCGGTGAAAGCCGCGTTCCGCGTCCTACCATCTGCGAATAGAGCGCGCGGCTTTTCGTCGGTCTAAGCACAACTACGCAATCAACGGCGGGGCAATCCCATCCCTCAGTTAAAAGCATGGAGTTGCAAAGTACGTCATATTTTCCGGCCGCGAAATCTCGCAGGATTTCGGCGCGGTCTTTGCTCTCACCGTTGACCTCCGCCGCTTTAAATCCTCGCGCGTTCAAGATGTCGCGAAACTTCTGAGACGTTGCGACAAGCGGCAGAAAAACAACCGTGCGCCGCCCTTTGCAATAGTTCCGCATCTCATCTGCGATACTCTTCAGATAAGGCTCTAGCGCATCATCGATGTCGCTTGCCTTAAAGTCTCCCGCGCTCATCGTAACCTTTGAAATGTCCAGTTTGAGAGGAATAGTCTGCGCTTTGATAGGCGAGAGATAGCCGTCTTTGATAGCACGCGGCAACGTGTATTCATACGCGAGACTGTCGAAAACCGAACCTAGGTCTTTCATATCAGCCCTATCGGCGGTCGCCGTCACGCCCAGAACACGCGCGCCATCAAAGTAAGATAACACGTTCTGATAGCTCTGTGATACGGCGTGATGAGCCTCATCAATGATGATTGTCCGAAAATAGTCACGCGGGAAGCGTTCCAATCGTGATTCCCGCATAAGTGTCTGCACCGAGCCGACAACAACACGCGCGAACGGATTATCAAGGCAAGAGCTTTCCGCTTTTTCAAGTGCGCTTGCAAGCCCCGTCGCGGCTTTTAGCTTGTCGGCTGCCTGCTCTAGCAACTCGCCGCGATGCGCCATGATAAGCACGCGATCACCTTGCTCTACGCGGTCGGCAGCCACGGCAGAGAAACAAATGGTCTTACCGCAATTGTGGGTAATTGTAAAATCATCCAACAGATACCTGTTATCTCCGTCAACGGTAAAGCCGACATAATCGCCGCGCCCGCACGGCTCGATAGAAAAACCTGTAACCAACACGTTTTTCTTTTGTCGGCGCGGTGCTGCTTGCTTGTGCGCTACCCTCGTAGGAATATTTGAGCAATCGCCGCTGATTGAAACGCGATAATATGTACCTGTGTAATCATTACAAGACTTTTGGCATTTCTTGATATAAGCCGCTAAACCGATAGAGCGACACATATAAGCCAAATCACAAGACAATGCTTTAGATTTCGAGATGAAATCAAAGCCGTTCATGGTTAAGCTGCCGTCACTATCTATAAGACCTGCAATAATTTCTTTCCTGATAGCTATGCCTGCGGTCTTATAAGCCTGTGGAACGAATTTACTCCCGGCATCATGATTCAAAACGCCTAATGCTTTTAGGTCTTTTTTGAATTGTGAATGTTGCCATTTCTGCCGATTCCTAAAAATATATGTGTTCGCTTTTCCGGCGGGTTCGATACGATATTCAAGCCCATATTTTTCGCACTGTCGGTCTATTTCTTCAACGACCTCAGAATCTTGCGTTGTGACAGAAACAACACCATTAACCAATGAGCCATCCCCTAGCAGGATTCCCAAAAAATACGGGTCGACGGTTGTTTCAGCGCGATTACCAAAATCGTCTATTGCACTTGACCTGATGAGCTTGTGGATGTGCTTTTTCCACTTGCTCCATGTAAGCCATTCCGAAACTGGAACATCTACGATTTCACCGCCGTGCCTTTCAGACGGGTATTTCGGCGAGCGAGTTTCATTTGTGCGCCTTAGTGTAAGTTTATGGTCTCCCGTCACGATGAACGCCTTACCCTTTACTGGTACGACCTTATACAAATCGCCGATGCCATGCGTGATATGCAAAATGTGACGCGGTTTGCCGTCATCTCCCATCAACATATCCTGATAGCTGATATATTCAACGGCTTTCGTCGAACCATCTGCAAGCAATAAGCGCTGTCCGGTAGCATGGCAGCCCGTGGGCAAAACGAGCAGGGTTTTCGCCCTGCCCTCATGCCACTCAGACTCTATCGCGTGCCGTGCCTCCTCTTGATATGGTCTAAGTTTCACGTTCTGCACCTTCTTATTTGTCCGGGAAGATATAGCGTTCAAGGTCGTTATACGTCTTGCCGTTCGCGCTCACGTGATTCTTAAATTTCGCCTTGCCCGTGCGGCCTACCGCGTTATTCCAGTCCGGCTTGAACGTCTGTCCGACCTTTGCCATGCCGATAGCGCGGAAAAAGTCCGTGATGAAGCCCTTTGCAGACTTCTTCATGTAGAGCGTCGTGAAGCATTTCGCTTTCCCTTCTGGCGTCTGAATATCAAGCGTGACCTTAATTGTGTTGCATGGGGATTTCCCTCTTTCTTTGTTGCCCTCGTAGTAGCCGCGCTCGCAGCTCGCAACCTCGAAATCATACGTCCCAGGCTTGAGGACGATATAGGCGGGAGATTCTTCGACTGTAACCTCATCGTCCCAACCGAGCGCATCATCATTCGCGGGAACATCCGTACCCTGCTGATTGTTGTTGCCAAACGGATTGTTAAAATCTGCCATAGTTCTTTCTCCTTTTTGCTAGTTGTTAGTTGTTATGTTATTTATCAGAACGGCACATTTGCCGCCTTGATGACATCTTTCCAGTGCGGAATGATAACCTGATTGATGAAATCATCCGGCCAATCCGCGAGCGTCGGCACACCACCCGTAGCAGAATACTTGTCTTTATCGTTCGGCAGGCATCCTGCACGCACCGCCCACGCTTCAAGCATCTTTACATCAACGCCCTGCTTTTTCGCATTTGCAGCCACCTTTTTCTGCAACGTCGAGAGCGCCGGCGCATTATCTTTCGGCTGTTTCGCTGTTGACTGCTTGCTTTCATCTGCGTGTTCAAGTGGCGCGGTCAAGTCATCGCACACCTTAGATTCTTCTTTGCTAACAGGCTGCGCGTCGAAATCGTTCGCCGCCGGCGGCGTTGTTCGTGTCGGCTGTGTTGATGTTTTCGCACCGTCTGCACCGTCTACGCCGTCCGCGAAGATACAATTCGCAATCTGTTGATAATTGAAAGGCAATTCGTCCTTGAGGTCGAACCTGTTTTTTGCATCCCAACATGGGTGATGTGTCGTATACATAACACGTTGCCCACCGTATGCCTTTTTCTTTCCACCTACTTCAGAAACAATTTCTTTATAGTTCGCGAAAAGCAAAAGGTCGCACCACTCTTTTACGGCCGCAGCGCACCGATTCCCCGCCTTGTTGCCTAGCTTGAGTTCATATCGGTCATACGCGCCTGCTTCATCTGGGCGCTCAAACTTGCGGATCATGCTGTGAGCTGTAAGCACAACGTTGACGCCTTTTGTCGTAACAGTTGTCAGCGCGTCTAGCAGCTTTGCAAATTCCTCGCCCACCATCGTGTAGCCCTTGCCATAGCCAAAACCTTCAATGGAATCGACCTTGCCGCGTGCGCATACAAACTGCTCGCAAAGCCGCTCCGCCCAGTCTGCCGTGTCAATCACAAGCGTTTTGCAGATGGTGGGATTGCTGACCACGGCCGCCACCATGCCGAGCACGTCCGCCCAGGTCTTCGGCTTGTCGAAGCGCCTGACGTTGAGCATTTTTGTGCTTTCCTCTGTGTCAATAAAAAGCGCGTCCGGGAACTGACTTGCAAACGTAGTCTTACCGATACCCTCTGGGCCGTACAAGACTACCTTTACAGGCGTCGGCTGTACGCCGCTTGAAATCTTAAACTCCATCGTCTAACCTCCTTCAACGGATTCTCAGCGATTCACCTTGCACAAGCTCGCAGCCGGGAACGTGTTCGCCGTTCTTGAGTGCCGTCTTTACCGCCGTCTTATTGACTTCCCAGGATTCTGGGATGTGCTTTTTGTACTCATCTGGCAGGGTCTTGACGTCAAGCAGCTTGCTGACGACAAGCGCAGGCGGATTCTTCTGGATGGCCATGCGTCCGCGTCCTGTGTCGACGTGAGTTTTCCCCATCGCCTTCAAGCCATCCATGTAGACGTGCTTGATGGCGTCAATACGGTTTGCGATTGCATGTGCACGTTCTGCAAGACGGCGGCTTTCCTTGACACTTTCCTCTTTGAGTGCTTCAAGGCTTTTAATCAGCCCAATACCGTCAAAGCATTTCTGCTGAACATCACCTTCCACCGATTTCAGCGCGGCTTCGACCGTATCAAGGTCAACGGTCTCATCCAAGCAAAGTTCCATCAAGTTGTTAAAGTTCTGCGACATCTCGTATAATGTCTGTTTCATCGTGTAGCACCTCCGTAAAGATTGTGTTTCCTTATCCTCATAAGCATCTCTTGATAGCCTGCGCTTGCGCGTGTTTTCTCAAGTGCTTCAAGTGCTTTTTTGTAGTGATGCGCGCAAAGCCGCTTTCCAGGCAGCGCGGGCGCGTCACACTTGCAGCATAGCTCTGGATTGTCGCTATGCTTTTTCTTGCGCTTTGCTGCGTGCTTGTGTGAGTATCGCCGCTGTCTTATTCTGCAATCAATGCAATATATGTGCGGCGGCTTGACCGGCTTTCCGCAAATGGGGCAGCGCCCTTCGAGCTTGCGCCTGCGTGTTTTCTCACGCCTTGCGGCATTTTCTCGCTTGTAGCGTTCGGCACGCGCGGCAGCTGTCTCTTTCTCACGTTCGCGACGCTTGCGCTGCGCTTCACGCGCTGCACATACCTCGCATTGAGTGCGCCCAGGGCGCGCAGGGCGATGATGGCAGCATGTGCAGATATGATGCGACTTGTAGTAGAGATACGTTTTCCTATTTTCTTCCCTTTCTTTTTCCGTGTAGCCTTTTCGCGGCATCTCGAGCCTCCTTCCTCTTTTTCATAGACGCTCGTTTCGCTTTCTGTATATTCTTGACGGCTATGTCATAGTGTTTTTTGCATAACTTCTTTCCGGGCTGTGTAGGGTTGTCACAGTACAGACATTTCTCAACGCCGAAACCATGAAACCACTTCGTAAAGATGGCGTCACCCTCCCGTTTCTCGCGCATCCGCTCCTCATAGCGTTTATGGTTGTAGGCGCGAGCTGCTAGGAAATGCTCCATGCAAAGAGGATGTTTGCCGTAGATTGGACGACCGCAAATCAAGCACCGCCCGCTTTCGCGATACTTCCTGATTTTCGCTTTGACGCGATCGCCCTGACTTTTGCGAGCATCCTGCGACTTGTAATTCCTAGCCGCCCGCTTGCAAGATTGCTGCTTGCAATCCTCGCAAAGTACCTTTCCCGGCAAAGCGGGCTTTTTGCGGCAGCGCACGCATATCCCATGCGCTACATACCATTCGTATGTTTCATCATGTGAACCTCGCCGCCGTGACGTTCGGCGGAAAGACATCTCTTCCCGCGTCGCGTCACACTCTCGCTTGCAGTCATCGTAAGGGCAGGCAAAACAGGTGTACGGTGGAACACACTCAAAACTCTCCGTCATCGTCAACAATCTCCGACGAGAGGTCTTCTACATCGCGCAAGTCGAAGCCGTCGATTGTCCGAAACTCAGCTTCAATCTGCGCATCATGCTCATCGACCGCGCGAACATCAATGACGCGGCAAAGAGTAACTTTCACTTTCACGCGGTAACTCTTCATTTTGACCGCCTACCTTTCGCGTGATATACTTGACTTGATTCTTTTCTTTTGCCGCCTTTTGCGGCTCTTTTTTTTTGCCTGCCGCCCATCAATCAAACATGATTGCAGATGGCGGCACATCAAGCACGCGCGCAAGTTTCGCCGCCGTATCCAGACGCGGCTTTCCCTTGCCATGCACATACTTGTAAAGCGTAGGGCGCGATACACCTGATTTATCCGCGAGAGCTACGATACTCAAGCCGCGCTGTGCCAAGAGGTTTACAAACTTTTCTTTCTTCATCGTCCGTTCACCCCCATCGTTACCGCTGCAACCGCGACGAGCACTGCGAGCAGCAATACCTTGCCGACTTGCCGCCATGCCCATGCTGTAAGAATTGGCAAGCCGTAGCGTTTAATCTTTTTCATGTGCTGCACCGCCAATCTTTACAACCTTGAAGCCGCTTGTGCGATGTACATTGAGCGGCGCTATAATATGCTTGCCGTTGACGACGAAAGAAACCTCGTTACCTACATGTGCAAGTTCATAACGAGAGATGTTATTGAACATCTTGAAAAAGCTTTCAGCTAAGACCACGTTATCTGCGTTCTCAATCGCAAACACATAACCGGACACTTTGCCGAAATCATTTGCATACGCGTGTAGCGTATACTCGGCGGCGCTGCGCGGCGCGTCCATGTATTTGTGATAGAGTTCCACCGCGTTCGGCGGTGTGTTGTATTCTGCTGGGTGGATACCGTATGTTCCCCACGTGTACACAACATCATCTTTGATGTAGCCGGAGCGTTTCAGTTCTTCGATGAAATTAAAAAAGCTATGGTCTTTACCGGAAAGCATGAAATGCTGTGTGTAAAGCAGCATATCTTTGCCGTCCTTCGCGATGCCGAAAAATGATTCATCTTTCAGCACTTTTATAAGCTGTTTTGTGTTCATTCTGTACCCTCCGCTCCTTGCGTTCTGCCGCGCGGCGTTCAAACCGCGCCTTGTTTCGTTGCGCCCTCTTGAGCGCTGACAGACTTTTCATCCCAACGCCGCAACTACAAACAGATGGGCAATGAAAACAATCCACGCGACCGCGCCGATGTAAAACGCCACAGTTTCAACAGCTCTCGCAAGCCGCTGCCGGATGTGCCGTTCCTGCCGCCCGCGGACGATTGCCCGCCGTTCCCAGATATTCATGCTCTTTTTCCTCCTTCATCTTTTCAGCGATATGCGCCGCGATCGCATTGATAAGCGCGTCCGGCGGAGCTGTACCGTAAATCTCCGTGATTACCATGAGCTTCAGCCTTTCATACGCTTTACTTAAGTGCCGCAATTACCTCATCCCGCCACATGATTTGATAACCGCTGTGGCCGCCGCGCTCGTAAGGTTTGGCTTCGCCGTAAGCCTTACCACTCTCTGTGAGGTGCCAATCCTTGCCGCGCTTTTCCTGGAGCCCGCGCTCGGCGAGTAACTGATTTGCCGCCGCGGCGTTCGGTTTGCCTGTCTTGTATTTCAAACCGATACGCTCGGCAATGTCCGTCGCATTGAGATAGCTGACTTCCTCCGCAGCCGGTAGCAGCGCTTTGCACGGCGCCATATCGACGCCATACGCCTCGCCGACAAGGTTCATACTGACGGCGAGCGCCATGCCATGCGCGACGCCGAACACCTTCTCCAGTTCCTCAGATGTCTTGCCGACGTCGCGGATGGCCGTGCCGATCATGCGCGTGCGGTAGTGTGGGTTCGGCGTGAGCCGCGGCGTCTTGATGGTCTTTTCCATCGCGTTGAAAGCGTCGATGTACTTGAGTTTCCATTCAAGTGCCTTCGCCCCGGTAAACCCCATGACCAGCAGACTGAATCCGTCGCGGTTCATGAGAAAGTAGCGGAAGCTCTGTCCGCGGTACTCGCGGCTCGTTTCGTAGAACATATTTTTAGTGGCTGAATTTTGAGCCACTAAATCATCAATCGCCCTCAATACATTTTTATGCTCCTTCTCGAAATGCTCTGCCACGTTCCGGCTATCCGTGACCACCTGATTACTGTTGATTCTTACCAAATCACTCATGCTCTTGTTCTCCTTTCTCAGTAGCAGCTCACGACTGCCACCGCGTAGCCGCCCGCGACCTCGATTACTGTTACCTCGAGGTACATCTGCTG